GCTATTAACAGGCGCACTTGCCACGTTTGGTCTTGAGGGGTCAAAAAAACGTAGTGAGAAAGACAGCAAAGTTGCGGAAAGCGAAGGTATGGTTCAGACTATAAGGGTAATAACACCTATCAAAATTGAAGGTGCTGAAGTAATCGACCCAAAATCTAAAAAATGAAAAGACTTCTTCCGTTTTTGTTTCTTGTATCAGCACCAGCATATGCTGATATAACATCTCAAATCAGTTCTAGCGTAAAACTAGAAGTTGCTGCTGCTGGAACTACTGCTGATCGAATTGGTAATTCATATTCTGTTTCTGGAACAGGAGTTAATACAACAGACGGAACAACTGCTGGTAGTGTTGGCGGTCTGGGAGCAGCTACCAATGGTGTAAACGCTTATACACCAATTACAGCCAGCCAGTTGACTGATGGAGAGAGCTTCACCTACACAGTTTCACACACAACTGGCGATACTATTGCGACATCTCTAACTGTTGGTGAGGTAAGTCCTTTTGGAGACTTAACTAGCACTTCGGGAGGTACAGCCACTAACCTAGCTGGTACTGTTGATAATCATGTAATCACAATAACAGCAGGGTCGGCTGGTACTACAGCCACAGGTTCTTATGTCACTTCTGTAACTGTGGACTGATATGAAATATGCGAAAGCTTTTATTGCTATTTTTTATATATGCTTCACCAGCTAACGCTAATATTGTGCCAAACTTTACAACCGGCACAATGTCCTCAACTACTAATACCCAAACTACAATTACAGAATCGGTCACTAGCAAAGATTATAAAACTGGCTATGAATATACAGTTACAGGTACAGGTATTTCTGCGTCAGGAGATATTTCCCCAGATGCAGTTAGCGTTACAGGAACAGTAGGAGGTCAAACATATACATGGAAAGGAGCAGATATGACAACAAAACCAGATTGGACTCTTACAAATCCAACATCAGGAGATGCCTTTCAATTTACAGAAACATATTCAGCCCCCGGTCTTCAGAACGTCACAACCATAAATCGCACCATCGAAACGGAATCCGTAGTTACCACTACCTCTGTCTTTCAATAGCTTTTTTACCAGCGAGTGCTTTAGCTAATGCTGTTAGTCAAAGCAATAGTGGATCTGTGACCAACCAAAACTGGAATGTAAATAACGGAAGCTTTCACACTAATCAATTCGGTGGAGGTGTTGTATGCCAAGGAGCAATGATGACTATAACTCCGTTTACTACATTTAATTCAAATTTTAGAAAACCATATCGAGATTACTATTACACTCCTGTTTATGATGAAACAGATATTGTTGGCGACTTTGATGATGATGGTAATGCTATAGGAGATGGAACACCTGATAACCCCGGAGATATTTTGTATTATCAACAAAATTATTCTGGAACAAATAAAGACAGCTTTGCACTTGGAACAGGTATTACCTTAAATTTCAGTATTCCATTAGATCGTCAATACACAAGAAAATGCAAAGAAGCAGCGCAAGTGCAGAATGATATAAACAAACAAAAACTTAAAAATTTAGAGCTTGATTGGCATATGGCAAGATTACGTCATTGCGGAGAAAAAAGAATAGCTGGCATAAGATTTAAAAAAGATAGCCCATATTACGATTTATGCTCAGATATTGAGATAGTTCCTAAAGCTAATCAAGTCTTGCCTCATACACACAAAATTGACGTAAAACAATAAAAAAAGTCCCTTCAAAATCGTCTGTAAGGGGCTTGTAAAAAAGTCTGCTTATGTTTATACCTTCAAAAAGTGAGCAACTGACGCTCTGAAAGTGAGGAGGTGGAACTTAATCCACTCTGTATCAGGTCTGGTTGCTTAATGTATATATTAGTTTATTTTTTCTTCTTTGTCAGTTTTGTCATAACTTGCTTAACAAGAGGTTTTACTAACTGTAAAACAAGCGGAGCAGAAGCACCGACCAAAGCAAGACTAAAAACACCAACAAATTGATTAGCAGAAGGGATGTATTGATCTTTGAAGGGTACGTCTTCATAAAGAGTTATGCACTCTGTCCCATCTAAACGATGTCCTACAACTATTTCCAGCTTCTTTGCATTTCTGTAATCGCCCCTGCGCTGGTCTTTTGAGCTTGGACACTCTGGGATTACTATCTTTTTCTTTTCTTTTGGAATTTCTGGTTTTACTGTTGGTGAATCTATTGTTTCATTTTCTTCTGATCTTTTTTCTTCTTCTTTTGATTCAACAATATCTATTCTTCTTCTGTCATATAACATTGGTTGGAACGTAGGCATTGATCCGTAAGGGCAAGAAATCATTGTTCCTGTTGGATCATCATCATATAAAGCAGTATTTTTAGGAGAAGCATCTCTGTGATACCTTACACAGCCCGGTAATTTTATAGATGGGGGAGGTACATTTAATACTTGATAGGGAATATGTAATGGTAAATCTATTTTTATTTCTGGTATGGAAATATCAGGTATTTCAATCGTAGGCATTTCTTGGTAGATATATCTCTACTAAACTAAAACATTTAGGGCAGGATAAATTTGTGACCATAGAATACTCTGTACTTTCTTCCAAGTCTTCATCACCACCCCAAATTAATTCTGATTTGCAATGCCAACAATTCATTTTTTAAATGGAATTGGCAATGATTTACCTGTTGTACTTGGTAAAGCATTACCTAAAACATCAGGCATAAGTCCCTGCACGTTTTCAAGAACTTGATTCATCATCTTTGCTTTGAATTGCTCTGAAGTTACATACTTATATGTAAAGAATCCACCGCCCAAAATGCCTAGCACTAGAACTGTAGATAAGATGGAAAGATAATTACAGATTTTTTGAAACATGATTAAAGAAGCATTAATTAAAGCTTTAGCACCTATTTCTCTGATGGTGCTGCTTTTGATTGTTGGGCTGGCTCCTCTTTATTTGATGATGGGGTTTCTGACTCGTTCTTTTTCAACACACTCTCCCCGAACTGAATACCGCCCTGTATCATTGAAATAAGTTCAGTTTCTTGCTTTACAACAGCTTCAGCCTGTTCTAATCTCTCTTTGTGTTTTACAAGTTCTTCCTTCCATTCAAGGATTTGTTTTTGTGTGATAGAGTCCATAATTAAACAATAGTTAAAGTTTCTCCTGACCCTACTGTAACAGTAACACCACTATTAATGGTAATCGGGCCAGCAGCCATAGCATTTTTGCCATTAGTTATAGTATAGTTCGTAGTTACAGTTTGGTCATTCTCGTAAAATACTTCATCAGAACCACCACCTGTAGCACCAGCAGATATGCCTGTAAGGTTTGATCCATCTCCGTATAAAGTGTCAAAATATCCATTCGCCCATCTATAGTTGCTTACACCTAAATCCATAGCTGAATCAGTAGCGGGATAAAGAGTCCCATTACTTTTCATATAAATTCGATCAGAAGCATTATCTCTAAAAATTACTGAAGGATTTGAATTGGAACCGCCAGATATATATAATCGATTACTATGATGTTGAATTTTTCCGTAAGCATTTCCTGTCCAGTTTCCAGAAGTAAGTCTAATATCGCTATTAGCTGCAATAGTTACAGCACCAGCACCGCCTGAGAATGTGATGTCACCTGTTGCCGTATCTGCTGTGTTTGACCTTAATAATGTGCTGTAATCAGAAGCACCAGCAATAGTTCCTCCAATAAAGTTTCCAGAACCATTTATACCTTTTGATGTACCATCAACAAAGAAACCAGCATCAGCCCTTATATATCTTGGTGTGTAAATATTTTTATTTGTTTCTTGGTTAATTCTTAGCCATGTACCATCTTCACAACCTATTTCTCCGATTCTTGTAGTTCCGTTATAAAACTGTATATGGTCTGAAACATTGTTATCTCCTTTATATATACGAATTTCGTGGTCGTTACCTGACCCATTTCCTACATCTAAACGTGCATTTATTTGTAGCTCGCCTGTCATTGTACCGCCAGCTAAAGGCAGCTTGTTAGTAACTGCTGAGTTAGTTGCGTTTATATATCCAGCACCATTAGTAATCGCATTATTGTTAAGAGAAATATTTGCAGATCCATCAAAAGAAACACCAGCTATAGTTCGTGCTGTAGCAAGTTTTGTAGCTGTAGCAGAGTTTCCAGTACAAGAACCAGATGAACCAGTTGTGTTTTGGTTGAGAGTAGGAACCCTTGCTGCTGCAATCGTTCCAGA